TCGTGGCGTTTTGAGCGTTTTAGGCACAAAGACTACCCTTACAGGAGTCTCAGCACCAGGTTCGACGAAGTTAGCACGGTCCACGAGGCGATAATCGCCCCAGCTAGGAACACACCATTCTCCGTAAGGAAAATGACGGTCCAAGCGTATTGGCCACGATGATTTCTCATACTGATCGTACTTCGCGTTTCCGCGGAGACGGTCAGCAGTGGCACCAGGACCATGCTTAGGCAACAGCCGATTGCTAACGAGATCATCGTTAACACCGGCGAGTATGTTGCCATAAAGAAGAGTGAATACCTGCTCAAGGCTCTGTAAATCAGCCAGACAGGTAGTGTTGTTCCACTCTCTAACTTCGATATCACACTGTTTGTACGCATCAATGGCGCCTTTCAACCTTGCATCACTGCAGGGAATAAGGATCTTTCCGAACATTAGCGTAAGCTGCCGTATCGAAAAGATGGAATCCACGTCAGGTACATCCAGAAGTACACCGCTTGAACGGTCGAAAATACGGGAGAGGAAACCCCCAAGAAATTGGGGGAGACCTGCTCGCATCCTGAAACCAGGAAACGAGTCGCTCCTTACCTTACCTTCGTCCAGCGCTCTTTCGAACGCTTTACCGAAGTCAGGTAGAGTGATTGTCAGAAACGACAATCCCTCGCACTCCGACCGTGCCGTGACAGTTTGATAATCACGGCTGGTGTCTGTGCAACACATACGACCGAGTTCTTCGGCCGTAACCTTCCAGAGTAACATAAGGCTTTTCATCCGTTGCTCCTCTAATGTGGGGCTAAGGATTCCATAGTCATGTATGTTACACTGACCTGAGAATTACAGACTTGCCAAGCTAAGGAAGGTGGCCGGAATAATCCGGCCACCCAGGTTCAGTACACGACTGTCGACCAGGAACCCATCTTTTGGGAATTGGTTAACAGATAATGTGCACAAAACCGCCATCCTAGCGAGACCTGGAGCGCTACTTTGCTCGTTAGAGCAAGATAGCCATCAGGCCTCTCCGCCAAGAAACTTGACGAGATTGGCACCAGAAGACGCCTGAAGGTTGGCCAAAAAGCCATCAACTACCTTCTTGATCTCTGCCGGCGTAAACCCATACTGGGGCACGTCGACCACGAGATAGGCTGACATACTATACGGCTTGTTATTAGCAGGCACGATAGGATCAGCTGCGGTCTTCTGGAAATCGACACGGATGTTGCGGCGAAGCCGCTTTCCGTCCTGGTGCTGCACACTGAGAATGACCTCACGGTCGTCCTCAGAGAAAACACCCTTTCCGTCACCAGCAGTGGTGCGCGGAAGAGTGTGTGCAACACCATCGATTGTGATAGTCTGCGGGTCAGAAAACATGACATTACTCCTTAGGTGTACATAACTATTAAATTGTTATGTAGTTGTTATGAAATTATAACCACCAACTGATGCTGATGGTTAGCGCCTGGAAATACCAAGCGCTGCTAGGATGGCTACCTGCTTAGTTGTCAACTGAGTCAGGTCAAAGCCAAATCCATATGGTGTTGCAGGAATCCTCTGTTTAAGAACAGTGTTCTTTGTCACAACAGAGTGGGCACTAAAGCCGGCCGCATCGGCAGACTTTATTTCCTCCCTTTCTTGGGTGGACATCATGTACCCGTACTGCATTACCAAGCCGTCCCGACCGAGACTACTGATGTTATGCAAAACATCACCAGTTGTCCCGAACCAGTCGGCGGCCCAAGACCACGGAGATAAATTCCAGACGGTTTCAGGCGTTAGCCTGACACCTAATAGCTTGTTAGCATAAGATTCATACTCAGCAAGCTTGCCCATTGTAGTATCGGGCACTGGAACATGGTATCTAAAGCAGCCCTCGAACCACATGCTGTGACTTACAGCAATCGAGATACTGCCAGTAGCGAAAGCTCCACTGGCTGAATGCGCAAAGGCACCGTGACCAATGGTTAGTCGCTTTTCCGTGGGGTAGAGATATCGCCTCTTGATCTTTTTATCGGAGTCTCTCCGATACTGCTTGATTACCTTATTGCCGTGTTTAACGGCATGGGCAAACTTGCGAAGATCAGAAACCATAGGCTTCCAGCCAAATTCCACGTTAAGGTATTCATCACCCGCAGAGCGGGCAACGTCTACCTTGTTGCGGAACGTACTGAGGCCTACGGCACGAGGAGCCCCTTCGCGAAGCTCGCCGACGAAAGTCGACAAGTCAGCGGTAGGGTTTGTGGGTAAGGACTGAGCTACAGCATGGGTTCCCTTAGATTCAAGGGATGCATTACTCATGTACTGTAAGGCGCCAAAGTCGGATGAAGTATCCAAATCTGACCACCCGCCAGCTTGACCCTCGAAAACGAGGGGTCCGTAAAACGGCCCAACCCCCATAGTGGGAGCTTGGACGTTAACCGTTTCCTTGAACAAGCGGAACGGCCCACCGACATCACCGGAGCCGAGACCACTTCTCCAGCCTTTATGGCCAATAGAAGTGATCTCATACTGATTGTAAAATAGCTTCGGTATGTGCAAATTCTGTGAACCGGTCCAATAGTAGTACGACGCATCAAACGCCGTGCTTATACCAGACCGAACAGGCATCGCACACCTACCTTTCTCTTGGATGGATCCTAGTCTGGACCTAGCAGGGAACGGCCGCGATTAAATGCGACCGCCCCCCACTAGGGGTGTCAAGAAGCAAACCATGATGGCTGCTTACAGCTGATTGGGGTGTGACTTGCCCAACCAGGAGTCAAGAGTTACCTTAACTCGAGACGAAAGCCAACAGCAGAAAAGCCAGAAAGCAACTTTTCTGGGGGAACTGTTGTGCAGACGCCGGGGGGGCCCAAG